CGCCTCCGCCACCATCACCGGCGATCTGACGGCTGCTCGTTTGATTGTTACTGGTGGAACGATTCCTACGAACGGTCTGTGGTTGGCGACGACCAACACGCTTGAGTTTGCTGCGAACAGTCTCGCTCAATACCGCATTGCCCCGCTTGGCGTATTCTCTTGGTTCGACGGCGCAGGCGGCACTCGAATGACCCTCAACTCTACGGGGTTGGGGATTGGTGCGAGTCCTTCGTACAAGCTGGATGTTAACGGAACTGCAAGCTGCAATTTTCTTCGAGTAACAAATGCTTCTGGAACAGCTTTGTCGCTTATAAATACTACAAGCGCGCTGACATACACTCTATATTCCGCAAACACTGCTTCCAATGGTTTCAATGGATTCGGGATATTTAACGGAACCGATTATGATCTTAGGATCGTATCCGGCAATTTGTTGGTCAATGTTCCAACCACCGCTCCAACACTGGCTACTAACAGCCAGATGGTCTTTAACCTGACTAGCAATACCAACCTCCGCATCTCGGTTCGCGGAACCGATGGGACGACTCGCACAGCCAACATCACTCTCGCCTAATAATATGCCTACCCTCTCTTGGATCATCGAACGCCTGTTGGTCAAACCCACCGAAGGCTCTGAAACGAATGTCGTAATCACCGCCGATTGGCGTTGCAACGGCACTCAGGATCAATACAGCGGCACTTGCTACGGCTCCTGCTCGTTCCAGCCGCCGTCTGGTGAGTTCACGGCTTACGAGGATCTGACCGAAGCGCAGGTGCTTGGTTGGTGCTACAGCAACGGAGTCGATCAAGCGGCCATCGAAGCCAACGTGACGCAGCAGATCGAGAATCAGATCAATCCGCCCGTGGTGACGCTGCCGTTGCCGTGGGTTCCGGTTGTGGTTGCGGAGCCTGTGGTTATCGCTGACGATTCTGTCGCATGATCAAGATCGAACTCAGCACCGAGCAGGTGAATAGCCTCCTTCAACTCATCGACATTGCCATCAAAGCCGGTGGCTATCAAAACGCTAAGGTGGGCGTTCCATTGGCCGACATCATCCTCGACGCAGCAAAGCCTAAATCCGAGTAATGGAACCAACGAACAGCAGCACCAGCCCTGGACTCAGCCTAGCAGCAGCGGCAGGTGCCACCGCTGTTTCGTTTCTTCCGATACTGACCGACTGGGTTCGCCTTATCACCGCGCTGATAGGCTTGGCCTGCGCCATCTATGCCGCATATCGATTATTCCGCTCTAAATGAAAAACACGAAAACAACTCTCGCTGGTGTTGGTGCCATTCTCGTCGCTGTTGGTGGGGCTCTCAAGGCCCTGTTCGACGGTGACCCGACAACCAACCTCGACCTGACTACGACCATTGCCGCGGTGACCGCTGGTATCGGCCTAATCTGGGCCAAGGATGCCAAGGAAGTTACCGAGCCGAAGCCGTGAATTGGATCTACCAGATCCTTCGGGCAATCCTCGACTTCCTACGAGCAACACCACCTACCGATGTGCAACATGGCAAAGCTCCCGATGCCCTCAAGAGCGATCTGGCTGGCCGCATTGCTGACCTGCCTGGGCTGCCAGATGACACGGGTGGTCCTGGTCCCTTCCGGTGATCCGGTGATGCTGGCCCAGCCGGTGAAGGCCAGCGTCTATGCTTTCGATGCCGACAAGAAGCTGGTCGGGCCTTCCCGGGTGACCCTCCCGGCCGGCTGGTACGTCCTACCCAAGAAATAATATGGCTCAACAAACGATCAACATCGGCACCATCGCCAACGACAACACCGGGGACACCCTCCGCGGCGCCGGTGAGAAAATTAACGACAATTTCGACGAGCTGTATGCCGCCCTGCCGCTGGTGACACCGAGCACCTGGGTGCCGACGCTGACCGACTCCGGCGGTGGCCGCACCTTCAGCATCACCACCAACACCGCGCGGCACACGTCCATCGGCTTTGTGACTACCTTTACCGCGGACATCACCGTCAATTCGGTGACCGGATCCGCTACGGGCAACCTCCGGCTGTCGCTGCCTGATGCCATCACCTACGAGGCCGCCGCTGCCGTCTGGCTGACCAACGGCACCAACCAGGCAAAGACTTCCATCATCGCCAGGCTAATCGCCGGCACCAGCTACCTCGAGCTGTCCACCTTAGAAAACGGAGCAGCCACCAGCCTGGCCGCCCATCTCCAGGCTACTAGCCGCCTGATAGTCTCTGGCACCTACTTCACCACCTGATGACCACCATCGGATCCAGTCTCCAGCAGGGCATGGCGGTGCTCCAGCAGATGCTGGGAGCGCCCATGTTCATCTGGGAGGGGACGTCGATCCGGTGCATCCCGGCTGCCGTCAACGATGCCAACGTGCCCATCTCCGGTGGGTTCCAGGACAACGTGACATCGAGGATCCTGGTCATGTTCTCCGACTGGAAGACCTTCGATTCGACACTGGTCTCGATGGACTCAACGCTCTACACGCTCGACCAGGGGACCACATTCTCAAGGCTACTCAAGGAGGACGGCCTATTCATCCTCCAGGAGAACAGCGACCGCATCGCCCTGACATTCTGCAAGCCTCGGCCGGTGGTCGGTAGGACGCTGGTCTATCAAGGCCGCACCCTCCGCATCCTGTCCTGCCGTGTGGATGCCTCCGGTGGCTATTACAACCTCGAGCTGGGGGCCAAGACCAAGTGAGGCCTGTCGTTAACATGACGGTCGACTCGAGTAAGTTCGATGCTGCTATGAAGCAGTATCTGCTGACGACATCGCGCGATCTTCACAAGGCCATCAACAGCCGGTTCTTCTATTTGATGGTCCGGCTGTTCGTCCTGGTGCCGCCCAAGAGCCCAGGCCAGGAGCGCCGCAGGATCGCCGACTACCTAGGCACGCCTGTCGGTGACATCAACCGCAAGTCTAAGAAGACCGGCAAGCGTGTTGGAACCTCAAGAATCCTGAAAAGGATTCATTTGATTGTCCAAGCAAGGGCGGCAAAAGATCCAACCAAGAATTTTGCTGGAGGCTTGTACGGGAAAAAGATGAAGACAGCGGCATCGTCTTTCATGCGGAAAGCCATTGGATCTGTAGGATATCTTCGCAGTGCGGTTGTGAAATCAATCCGCATCTACAACCGCGGATTCAGTCAATATTCTTCGCCTAAATGGAAACCGCTATCTAAGCCACCGGGATACAAAGCACCAAAGAAACCTAATGCTGCATTAGTGGCTCTAGCTAACCAGTACGGTCTTCCTCAAGAAAACGTCGCTGTTCACAAGGGGACTGTTGCTCACGGTTTGCAGGCTGTCCCAGGATGGAATCCAACGGCTTTCGTTTCGATGCGTACCGGCATCGCCGACAACCAATACAACCGAGTCGAATCCATCTACAATCCAGCCATGCAGCGAGCCCTTGACGACGAGCGTGCAGAATTAGAAAACCACATGACCGAGGCCCTCCTGGCCAACGGCAAGGTTCTTGAAGACAACGGAATCTCAATCAAATGAACGCCGCCGCCCTAAGAGCAGAGCTAGCAGTCGCTGACTATCTGGCGGCCGCCAACTGGTCGGCTTCCGGCGCCGGCACGCCCACCTGCCTCACGTCCTACAGCCGCGGCCTCTACGACGACCCCGACGACCAGGACGTCATGCCCAACTTCCCGAGGCTGGTTGTCTCGACCAACTCAGCCAGGCCAATGCAGCGCACCGACCTTACCTGCGAGGTCGAGATCGCTGTCGAGCTTCAGCTATCGGCCGACGACACCGACGAGGCTGCTGTCCTGACCACCGTCCAGGTGCTCGACAACCTGATCCTGCCGCTGTTCGATGACACGGGGGCATCTGCCCTCAATGCCGCGGCAAACGATCCCAGCGGCCCCTTTACGGCTCAATTCGCCGCCCCTCTGGACTTTGGTGGCTCATCAATCTCTAATCGGTCCAGGACGTTTACCAGGACCTTCACCCTCTACTGTTCCGCAACCATCTAAACCAAAACACACATGGCATTCACACAAGGCAGTAAATATATCTTCGGCTCACCGGCCACCCTGGCGCTCTACGACGCCGCGGGTGCCCTTGTCGTCACCGGGTACGTCTCGCCTGACATGGAATCTTACGACATCAGCCACGAGGCCGACACCGATGAGGTCCGCAACAGCAAAGGCGAGGTGGTCGGTCACATCGGTTACAATGATCGCCTGACGCTGACCGTCAACTTCATCCCTGCCAACACCACCAGCGTGGCCAACGCGCTGCTGTCTGCCGCGCTTCCTGACGTGAATGGCACCTGCGTGATCTCTGGCGCTCCAGTGATCGAGGTGGGTGGTTACCCTGACGCTATTAATGCTCTGACCGGCAATCGTTGGATTTATGCCGGCGGTGGTTCCATCAAGACGACTCAGACCGGCAAGGCTACTGGTACGATCACGCTCAAGCGTTACCCTGGGATTACTGTCACCGGCGCCGCGACTAATCTCAACGCGTGAGCCAACTGGCCGCCATCCTGACCGCTACGTCAAAGCCTTGTCCGATTGTGATGGGGCTCCGGCTGGTGCCATATTCGGTGGGGCATTCCCTAGTGCTCCACCGGATCGGTTCCCCCCTGGTTGTCGGTGGTCATGTAGGCCGCGCGGATCTTATGACCGCGGTGCTGGTGTGCTCCCAGCCTATCAAGGACTCGATGGCCGCCATGTATTCACTATTCCGAAACCTAGCCCTCAAGGCCTGGACATGGAAGGTAAAGCGCCTGTCGTTTGAGGCCGAGCTGGACAAGTGGAATGAGTGGATGGCTGAGCAGTCGACCGCACCAGAGATCCTGAGCAAACCAGGCGTATCGAGGCAGCTCGCAATGCCGTGGCCTGAGCGGATGCTGGCCTGCTGCCTGGAGATCGGGCTCCAGGAGGACACCGTCCTGGCCATGCCTATCGGTGACGCTGAGCGCCTTGTCCTAGCTCGAGCCGAGAGTCACGGGGACATAGAGCTGTGGAGCCCTAAGGACGAGGCCATGTGGCGGTGGATGAAACAGCAGGAATCAATCAAGAACTGACGCCATGGCTATCTTCTCGCTAATCGCAAAACTTGGCCTTGATGGCACCAACTTCGAGAGTGGGCTTAAGCGCTCTCAGTCGATGGCCCAAGGCGTCGGAATGGGCATCACAAAGACATTGGCCGCTATGTTCGCAGTCGACAAGATTGCCCAATTCGGAATAGCTGCTATCGATGCCGCGGGTCAAATAAACGACTTGTCCTCCCGTCTCGGTGTTTCAACTGATTTTCTTCAGGAAATGAAGTATGCCGCGGAACAAAGCGGCGCTAGCCTAGACGATGTTGCTGGTGCTGTTGAAAAGCTGGCTATTGCTCGGATGAAAGCACTAGCAGGAGATGAGGCTACCATTGAGAATTTTCGCAAAATGGGCATCTCAATGAAGACGATAAAAGACCTCGAAGCTGGTGGTCTATTCATGGAGACAGGAAAACTATTTGCTGAAGGTATTGATCCTCAAAAACTGATTGGACCTTTTCGAGAACTTGCAGGAAAGGGAGCTGGAGCCTTAATTCCTGCAATGGTCCAAGGCATAGCTGAATCAGCGCAACAAGCCAGGGATCTTGGATTGGTCATCGACACAGATGTTATTGACGCTCTGGATGATGTCGCTGATCGAATGGACACATTGAAATCCATGTTGATGGGCATTGGATCGACATTAATTTCTTACCTTGTAAGACCAGCCTTAAAGTTCACCGAGGCAATGGCTGCTGGTGTTTTTGGTTTTGTTTCGGCGTCAAATACTCCAGAAGGAGGAAAGGATATGAAGGGTGGAGAGATGATGAGTCACATGGGTAAACAATTTGTCGAGTCATTTATATCTTCATTGGATGATCAAGAGCAGGAATTAATAAACAAGAGGGAGCGAAGAAAACAAAGGGCCGGGCTTACAAGAGAAGGCATCGAAACCAATTCGTCACTATCCAAAAAGGGACTAATGATTCAACCAACTGATTCACTGGCTAAGACTGGCGGATTCACATCATTCCAAGCCAATCTGGACAAGTACTTTGGTTCGGTAAGGACTCAGGCTCAAGACCTCTCCGACATCGCCGCGAACACCAAGAAGACGGCCGAAGCCGTTTCCCAATAACATGGCGACAATCCATCAATCAACCGAGCTGTCCGCATTCCCTGGATTTATTGAGGTTAGTCGCCGGTTCGATCAATCTGGATCCGGCACAGCACCGGCGTGGACATTTGAATATCGCGGCACAAAGGATGCAATTAGAGATGCCACATATGGATGGTCGAGAATTGGAGCAAAATACACAACCGTTGAAAATGGGCCATACGCATCAGCAACAGTTATTTTCTCAGGCCCAAATTACATTGATGCAAATGATCCGTTAGGAACGTCATATGTTCCGGTGGCTGGACAAGAGGATCCCGATATACGCTACGAGTTCAGAACCGATTACGTAGACATTTCGCTTTTTGCTTTACCTGCGGTTGTTGAAGAAGCTGAGAAATCAGGAAACCCAGCAGGCTACAAACTAGCCATTGAAGATGCTGTCAAATCTGGAAAGAAACTCACCGGAATTGTTGAGAACGGTGAACGCATCACATATTGGGACGATAAACCTGTTGGTAGAAAAATATGGGAAAAGCTATCCCGAGGTGAAGATTCGTTCCCATTTGCTAGAATTAGTCTTAGCCGTGTTGCTTCATTTTCGGGATCGCTTGGACTTCCTCAAGTGCCTCAAGGAATCCCTCCTGTTTATACGCCAGCAACATTTGCATCAGTATGGCAACTTCCGTTTTCTATTCAACAAATGCTTCCGAAAGTTCCATTTAGTATAAGGACCGGAAAACCGATAGCTCCATCAGGCTCAACATGGGGTTGGAAACAAACCAACTACTCCAGTAGCTTGATCGCAAAGACAAACATGGTGGAGCAGAACATCTCTTGGACTTTCGCAGCATACGACACCGACATTTACCCGATTCTCTAAACTCTAACACCTACCCACTAAAACTATGGCAGACGAAATCCAAATGACGGCCCGGTTGTACGCCTCCAAAAACGGCGCTTACCTACCCTCGGTCACCTACACCAAAAGCGCCACGATGGTCGGCACCGACATGGGCAGCCAGACTCAGGTGATCGGCATCACTGTCGAGGCCCTCGATGTCCCGGTCGACGTGACCAGCCCCTACAAACTCCTAATCTCGAACCTAGACAGCACCAACTATGTCGAGATGGGATTCGTGTCCGGCACTTACACGATGCGGATCCCGGCTGGCGAGACGCTGCTGATGCCCTACGTCAGCGCCGCGCTCTATTTAAAGGCGGACACCTCCTCGGTGACCATCCAGGCCACCTTCTGCGAAGTTTAAACCACCAACACCATGGCAAACGAAGTCGAGATGTCAGCCCGGCTGTACGCCAGCAAGGGCGGCGCCGTAATCAACTCATTGTCCTATACCGCGATTGCCAACATGACCGGCACCGACATGGGACAGCAGACCCAGGTGGTCGGCACGACCGACGAGGCCCTAGACTTGACCGCTGACCTTGGGACGCCCTACCGCCTCCTGGTGGTTAATCTGGACCTAGTCAATGCGGTCTCAATCGGACCTTCATCACCTTACTCGTTCCAGATCCCGGCCGGGCAGTTTGCCTTGTTGCCCTGGGTCGACGCCACCATGTACGTCAAGGCCTCCAACAGCCCCGTCAAGATCTTTGCCCAGTTCTGCGAGATCTAACCAGACATGGCCATCCAACTGCCCTCAAAACTGGCCGAGACCGGCTTCAAGGCAGATCATGCCCGGGCCATCAACCAGCTCATCGAGGCTGTTCGACGGTCCCAGCTTGTCGCTGGGCCAGGCCAACGAATCGAGCAGAACGCCAACGGCACGACCCTAAAGACCCCGGTGATGTCGAGCACGGTACAGACCTCCGAGGAGTCCTGGTTCTACTGATATGGCTTTCGCCACAGATCGGAAAGACAAGATGTTCACGGCTAAAAACCTGAACGATCTGTATGCGCGTTTCGACCGGAAGTGCTATCTAGCTCTTAACGGCATGAGTCCGTTGTTTGCAAACTCAACAGATGGAGCTTGGGAAGGAAAATATCCATACGGAGTGTGGTATGTTTATAGAAACGACGCAAATTCATGTAAAAGGCTGAGGGCCGATAACCCTGTAGGCCCCAATTACATACCAGGAATTGGAGGCGAGTGGCTTGATAATTATCAACAAATCAACGCAGGCATCCAGCTATCAACTCTTGAAAATCAATATGTAGATAAAGAAGGCGGACAGGTTTATGTTGATCACTGGGTTTATCCTAACGATACATTTACTTGTAATATATCAGACATCCACTACAGCTTTGAGCTGTTAACCAAAGAGATCGAAGGAATAAAATACGACGTCCATCTTGGCTGGGATCCACCAGAAGGATCGGGGCTGACGTCGTATGTCCGCGGAAGCCTTGGCCCTGGTATTGACCCGACGCTTCCCCCTGGTCGAATCCACAAGCACCGACTGGCTGTCGCCGAGATCGCAGTCGAGGGCCCATCCGAGTTCGAGATCTTAAACACCTACCAGCGCTACGACTGCTGGCGTGTCCATGCGTGCGGCCAGAGCGGTGTTACCGTGTTCCTCCAGAATCCCGACGGAAGCGCCGACCGGCACCTGGTCGACCGCGGATCCTGTCGAGCATTCCGGCGCCGACCTGACGGCAAATGGGCAGCTCGATTCCCGGGTGGTGGAGTCTGCTGTTACTTTTTTCCGTACTTCAGCGGGGACATCCCGTTTCTGGCAGAAGGCCCACCAGAATGGTCGGATAGTGTAACCCAGGCCAATTTCGTCGCCATTGAGAAATCCGCTCAAGCTAACAACGTCGCCAACCCGTTCATCTTGTTCCAATGGCGCCAAGTAATGGGCGCGGTCCATGACCCATTCATCCCGTACGACCCGCGGCAAGTCTACACCGGAGTCTATGCCGACCCATCTAACGCCAACACGACCATCGGTGATGCCGTGTTCACCTGGGGACGTGCCCGGGTAACCTACGCCAACGCCGCGGGTGATGTATTCACGGACGTCATTAAGATATTCTCCGGCGCCAATAATCTGGTTCAAAACCTGAGAGACCTAGGGGCGACTGTGAACGTGACCGACACCGAAATCGAGCTGTCGAGCACCATGGGAACGATTCGAATCTACCCCATCGACGCCAACATTTTCACGACTACGTCAGACCCGTATTGGGAAATCGGTTCGAGCCCGGTTACCATCTCGACAATCTATCCGGCCCAGTACAGCATGGGAATGGATCCGTTTGCAGGCCCTGGCACCTACACCTGGGACGCCGGGAATGAGCCCACCATATTCGACTCGATGCGAGATCTCCGACGCAAGATCGGCGTCCAGGTTGGATTCCTCACCAACTACACCGAGGTCGACGATATCACGGAGGAAAAAGTGTCAATTATCAGCATGACCCCGTTGGGGCTGATGTGTCGGGCTGCAACCTCATCGGGAATCGGTGGCAGCACACTTTTCAACGTAGAGACCATTGCCACGAATGAGACCCTCTACGTCGCCGACCGTCCTGCCCAATTCGGAGTGGGTGCCTGGCAGAACTGGCTGTACACCTCGGGCACTCACATTTTCTATCTCCAGGTCGCTGGAGGGTATCCTAGGCTTCAATGGTCAAATATCCTGCCTGCCAGAAACCCGGTGCCTGGTACATCTGAGCAGGCAGTAAACACGTCATTCATACCTGCTGGTGGTCCATGGGGATTCTCAAGTTCAGTCTATGACTTTGATTTAGTAAGGGTTTTCGAAATAGACCTCAGCTCAGGAATCGACGACAGACCATGGGGAGGCGACTTCTGGGTTAATAAGTGGGGAGGCCCAGGCGGATCCGATGCCTCTGTGCGGATCCTAGGAAGGCCCAACAAGACCGAGCAATACTCATTCATACCAACAGCGCCAAACAGCTCTTTCGTCGACCTGGTGGCAGCCGGGAAAGATGACGTTTTCAAGGACGGCCGCGGCGCCTCGTTTGCATCAACAGTCCCGTTCAAATCGGGGACTTACGTGCCGCCCTATCTCGACAAAATGACTCACATCTGCTGGACAGGTGGCGTCGAGCAAATCGGCTTTGACCTGCCCTACAGCCCGATTGAGAACCCCTACCGTCCTGGAGGAGGCCCATTCTTTCACAAGATCCCGAAGTCGGCCTGGCTGTGGGATCTCATGGAATGGTCGGTCAGTGCATGGACCAGGGCGGTGCCCCTATGCCATGGAGAAACATCCTGCCCACTGTATGACGCCACCGGATCCTTTCGGGTGCTGGGCGTGCTGACCATCGGAATGGTGCTGATATATTC